AAGGAAATACGTCAAATTACCGTACTGAGTGATAGATCCATTAGAAATACACCCCAAAGACCGAGAAATAGCGTCAAACTGGAAAAAGAACGGAGAGCCTCTATAGGTCATCCGATAAATAGCTCTTTCCAAAAATATTAAGCCGTATTCACCTCCAGCCATCCCAGTAATATCACCACCATCTGCAATGATCTGAGTATCGGATTGAGATGCAGCTCCGGGAGTCCAATCTGCCTCATCATTAATATCAGACCAGTAAACTTTATTAGTGTCACTACCGTCATTAGCCGCAACAACAAAGTCACGTACAACAGTTACATATTTTGCAGTAGGGGCAGCAGCAGATAAATCAGCAAAGTTACTAGATGAATTAAGCGTCCATGCTTGCAGCTTATTTATACCATTAGCCAGAATCATTACTGACCCAAACTGCGTTACATCCCAATTCTCAACTGCCGTGTATCCAGTGGTAGTGACTGCATCCAGACTTGCATCATTGCTGTCAAACTTGTAAATCTGTGTTGCACTAGCAGCAAACAAAGTGCTGACACCACCAAACTTGCCAGCAAAGGTAATTACAAGCTCAGTAGCGGCAGCGTCAGAGTAATTTGCTTCAGACTTTAATGAAGCATAACCACTAGAAACTGGGTAACAATTCTTAGCATCTGTTACAGAACCAGTTACACCCGGTTGATCTGGCAACCACTCACCGAACATAATCTTTTGCATTTCTATTGTTACTCCATGCTTAATGCTGCTTTAATTTCTTCAGGACTTGAGGCTGCTTCAATCTGTGCTTGTATTACTGAATACTTGTCTCGTATTACTTGACGGGCAACTTCAGCACCCTCTATCTGACCGGGTATCTGTTTTGCTATTGCATCGTCATAGGGCTTGAATTCTTCTGCTCTTGCAGCGCGACGAATATCGTGACCTATGGCTTTCGCTTTATCAATATTTACAGTAATCATACCAACTCCTTTGATACAAACTCGTTGGACTCAGCGCCCACGCCATCTGGCGTATCAATATGGGCTTCCCATGCGTTACGGAATGTGCGATCAGTCGGCAGGTCTTCTGCATTAATGATTTTGTACGGGACACCAGCCGGTACATCCTTAGCTGCAATTTCTTCAATCGTGTATTTTGTCAGGCACTCAGGGGCAGGAATAAGAATAACTGCACCACCGTTGTCAGTTGGGTAAATAATTCTTGAGTTCATGGTTAATACCTATCGAAAAACGGCTACTGAAACAATTGAATAATCAGTCGCAGTCGGCGCTCCGGACAATTGTCGATAAGTGGCAATCTGCACCGCAGAAGTTGAGTATGTTCCACCAAAATAATATGTAGCCAAGGAGTAATTTCCTGTTGCCGGGGCTGGCCCAGCATTTGCACAAGTCGCATAATTAGTATCTACCAAAGCCGACGAAAAGTTAACTGTGTAGTTCCCCACTCCATTATCCGCAACAGTTGATACATTTCCACTATCCCTAATAGTACAAAAGCCAGCGACATTTGTTGTACCATCAAAGTTTACCCATGCTCTACAACCGTATGCTGTAGCGGCAGAACCATATCCTGAGTTAAATTTTAAGTTTGCAGAACTATCCAACCGCATTACTTCAGTACCGCCCTCAGCGAAAGCAATCGTATCCGCAGCGGGAAAGAAAATACCTGTGTTGGTGTCACCTGACGTTGTAATAGCAGGAGCAGCAGCAGATCCAGCTTGAACAGTAGTTACACCTGTTGCGGATAAAGTTGTAAATGCACCTGTATTTGCTGTCGTAGCGCCTACAGTCCCGTTAATATTGATTGATGCTGTGCCAGTCAGGTTAGTTACAGTACCGCTTGAAGGTGTACCCAAAACCCCACCATTTACAACAAATGCGCCTGAAGATCCGGTGTTTACTCCTAATGCAGTTGCAACACCTGTGCCAAAACTTGTAATACCTGTGCCGCCATTAGCTACTGGCAACGTACCTGATACGTGAGTAGTCAAACCAATCTTGCCATAACTCGGAGCTACTCCTACACCGCCTGAAATTACCGCATTGCCGGTAGCAACGTCTGCCAATTTAGATAAGGTTGTAGTTGTACTAGCAAAGAGCAAATCACCGACAGCATAAGAACTTTGACCTGTACCGCCAGATGTGGCTAGTAACGTAGCTGCATTATCCGGAACAATGTTTGTACCATTTGAATATACTGATCTTTCTGCTGGATACGTTACAAATACGTCTTTAGTACCTGCTGAGAATGTTGTCTTTGTTGTACCGCCAGCACTTGAGGATAAGACAGTATCCCGTGAAAGCGTAGTGCCAGATGACGTATATGTACCGACACCAACTTCCCACTCAGATGAGTTCTGTCCTACGATTGCGTAGTATGTAGTGTTAGCGTTTCCAATAGCAGAAAAAGACTGAAACCCAGTAACAGCACCAGCAAGCGTTATGGTTCCTTGACCTGTTGTTGTTGTTGTTTCTCTTACTCTATCCGCTAATACTAAAGCCATTATTGCCTCGTCCAAGAATTAGACCCAGAGCTAACTGTAGTCCATGTATTGTCGTTACTGGCAACAAGATCCCAAGAGTTGCTGCTTGCCGTTACTGGAGTCCAATCGCCTGTGCTTGCAGTAACATCATCCCAAGTGTTTGAACCAGCCGGGAGGTCAGACCATTCCTCACCAATAATTTCACCATTAGCACTCATTGTTGCTAACGCATCAATATATCCAATGCCAGAAAATATAGCATTCCCTGAGCAAGTAACGTCAGCAGTAGCAATTACACTAGCATCAGCTTGGTAAATAACACCGCCATTTGCTGTTACTGTTGCAGTCGCACTAATAACACCAGATGCAAATTGAATCCTAGACCCAGTAGCTGTAACAGTAGCAGTGCAATTAACACTTGCATCAGCCTCAATAACAAGAGCGCCATTAGCTGTTAATGTAGCATTAGCACTAATACTTGCAGCACCATACAGGACAGATTCTCTAAGCCCTGAAAATGTACTTTCTGCAAATGAACTAATGCCAAACATTAGCTATCCTTAGGCCAAAGTAACGCTAAGACTTCCTATTGCAATCTTAAAAATATCACCAGTAGCAATTACTTTAGATACATCCAATGGTGTGTGATACAGCAGGTTACCTGTAGTCAACGCATCACGGATACCAATATAAGCTACGGTTCCCCACGATCCTGTGGCTTGCGGGAATTCAATTGCAGCACTATTCGTACTGACTCCATTGCTAGGAGCGCCAAAAGTAATAGACTGACGAGCATAAGAACCACCAGAGACTTCTGTACCGGTATCAGCATCAGTAGGATCGCTAGTATAAAGCGCAAGATAAACAGTTGTTGGGCTTGTATATGCAGTGTTACGCAAAGTGACGTTAATCAAAGCATTCTCAAGATAGTTCGACATTTCAGCCATGATTTACCTCACGTTATAAGACATAGCCATAGGCTGACCGCTATACTCGCTAGACTGGTCAGAATTACTTATTGCCATAATTGCCCGGTCATACAAAGCAGACCATACCTGCAACCTAGCATCATTCATCAGATACGGTTCAGCCTCTCCCAAAGACGCATACAGCAAAGCATCCGGACAGTTAGCCAGGAATACATTGCTAGAATTGCTATCACTTAGCAGTGGAGGCTTTGCGTAGTACAGCATCTGAGCTGTGTACGCAGTGTCAGGAATAGGAGCAAACTGAAGCTCTGAGGCCAAAACCGTGTAGGTTCTGGGAATACCAGACTCAGTGGCTCTAGTGCTTTGATAAAAGGTATTAGGAGACTCATACGACACCGAACTAATCGGGTTCGTATTAAAGTGAATATCCCGCATCTCTAAGAAGTCGGTAGGCAGTCCAATCGTAGAATCACCGCCAGTCGTAGCAGCCGTAGCTACCACCAACATCTGACGGATTCTCAGATCACGACGTAAACGCTCCTCAGCTAGCCGGATAAAGTCAGGGATTACTGAAGTCAGGTCACTACGAGCTAGGTAGTTCGCTATCGTAGTCTTTAGGTCACTGTAGCTCGTAAATGCCATATCATTTCCCGTTATTGTGCGCCTCTACAGCGCCATCCTCTACATCATCCCACCGATACTCATACGTACCAATGTGACCAATATGCTTAGATAAACTATGATCTACGTAAGTCTGAATGCCAGCATCCAAGGCTTTGATGCAGAAATGCACATCCTCACCAATGATGCCCTTAGATCCCCAACCCACATCAAACCAA